ATGGCGGTAGTGTAGTAGATAACTTCAATTAAAACAGGGGTTATAATAAGATAAGTTAATGGGCAGCCCCCATAAGGAGAAATAAAACATGGCAACAAGAATGCAACAGCGCAGAGGTACTGCTTCACAATGGACAGCAGCAAACCCAATCCTAGCAGCGGGAGAAATCGGTTTTGAAACCGACAACAATAGATTTAAGATTGGTAATGGAGCAACTGCATGGAATGCACTTGACTACTTTGCCAACTCAGCAGCACTTTCAGCACTCCTTGACGGAGCACCAGATGCGCTTAACACTCTTAATGAGTTAGCAGCAGCAATCAACGATGATCCAAACTTCTTCTCAAGTATTTCAGATCAGATTGCAAACGCAATCGCTGGTGCAGAAGTAGATCAAGCAGCACTTGCTGGCGTAGGTATTGATTGGAATGCAGGAACTAACAAGTTTGACATAGACTCAACAGTTGCTACAAAGACATATGCAGATAACGCTGTAACTGTTCACAACCAGGATTCAACTGGGGTCCATGGAATTACTGATACAGCAGCACTTGTAACTTTGGCAGGAACGCAGCAACTATCAAATAAGACATTGATGAGCCCACTTATCAGTACTCCTTCAGGCTTAACAAAAACAGACGTTGGTCTTGCAAACGTAGATAACACTTCAGATGCAAGCAAGCCAGTATCAAGCGCTACACAAACAGCACTTGACTTAAAGGCTCCAATAAATAACCCAACATTTACTGGAACAGTTTCTGGTGTTACTAAGGCCATGGTTGAACTTGGAAATGTTGACAATACGTCAGATGCTGATAAGCCAGTCTCAAGTGCCACTCAAACAGCACTTGATCTAAAAGCACCAATAATTAACCCATCATTTTCTGGAACAGTTTCTGGTGTTACAAAGGCGCATGTAGGTCTTGGCAATGTTGATAATACAGCAGATAATGACAAGCCAGTATCAATTGCTACACAGTCAGCATTAGATGCTAAAGTATCTTTGTCAGGAGGAACTCTTTCTGGGTTCTTGACAGCACACTCATCTCCAACAGATGCATTCCATGTTGCAACTAAGAGATATGTAGACGCTGTTGCAGAAGGTCTTCACATGCATGCATCAGTACACGCAGCATCAACAGTAAATGTTTCTGCTAACTACTCAAACGGAACATCTGGTGTAGGTGCAACACTTACAGCAGATACAAACCGTGCATTCTCAACAATTGACGGAGAATCAGTTACTCTTGGTCAGAGAGTTCTTATTAAGAACCAGACTGACGCAAAGCAAAACGGTATTTATACATTAACAACAGTAGGCTCATCGTCTGCTCCATGGGTATTAACTCGTGCTGAAGACTTTAACTCTGCAGCAGAAATTCATGGCGGAGACTTTGTTTTCGTAACAGGTGGAACTTTGTACAACAACACTGGTTGGGTACAAACAGAGACTATGACAACAGTCGGAACTGATCCTGTAGCATTTACACAGTTCTCAGGAGCAGGAACATATGTAGCAGGTAATGGACTTACATTAACTGGATCATCATTTTCTGCAGACCTAGGTGTAGTTGCTCCACTAAATAACCCATCATTTACTGGAACAGTTGGAGGCGTTACAAAGTCAATGGTTGGTCTTGGAAATGTTGACAACACATCTGATGCAGGAAAGCCAATTTCAACTGCTACGCAGTCAGCACTTGACCTAAAAGCACCTATTGCTAACCCAACCTTTACAGGAACAGTTGCAGGTGTAACGAAGTCACATGTTGGACTAGGAAATGTTGATAACACAACAGACTTAGGAAAGCCAGTTTCAACTGCACAGCAGACAGCGTTAGACCTAAAGGCACCAATTGCAAATCCAACATTTACTGGTACAGTAACAGTTGGTGCACCAGGAGTGGCATTTTCAGACGGTACACAGACAAAGGAAGGTGTTCCATCTAGAACAACAATTATTCAAAGAACAGACTCTTACACATTGTCTTCACTATCAGAAAGAGACTCTTTGATAGAAATTAATAAGTCAACAGGAGCAACTCTAACTATTCCAACAAATGCAACTGTAGCATGGCCAATAGGAACATCTATTGACATCCTTCAGACTGGAGCAGGGCAGATTACAATTGCTGGAGCAGCAGGAGTAACTGTTAATGCAACACCAGGATTAAAACTACGTACACAGTGGTCATCTGCAACTCTTATGAAGAGAGCAACTGATTCATGGGTAGTAGTAGGCGATCTAACAGCATAAAAAATAAATAAGAAAATTGGAGAAATATAAATGGCAAAGAAAGAATTAGGATCGAAGTCTCTACAACAGAATGACTTCTTAGAACCAAAAGCGCCAACAGGCGTTACAGCAACAGACATTGGAACAAACAGAGCGTTTAGTAGCGCAGCAGCAACCGTTTCATTTTCTTTGCCAGGAGACTCTCCAGCAGCGACATCCTACACGGTAACATCATCTCCAGGTGGTCTTACTGGAACAGGCTCAGGATCACCTATAACTGTTGCAGGACTAACCCCTGCTACATCTTATACATTTACAGTAACAGCAACTAATGCTTCAGGAACTTCTCCAGCATCGGCACCATCATCTGCAGTAACAGTGACAACTGTGCCAAACTCTGTCTCCGTTACAGCAACAACTGGTGTTAATCAAGATACAATAAGTTGGGCTGCACCTTTAACAGGTGGAAAAGCAATTATTGACTATGCTTGGTCATCTTCTGATGGAAAGTCTGGAACAACAACATTAACATCAGTAAATGTTGCACAAGAAGGAAACACTGCTCAAACATATACTGTAACAGTAAGAAATGCAAATGGATCTTCTCTTGTGTCTGCACCATCAAACAGCGTTACAACTACCCCACCATTCTTCCCACCATCATTCCCATTCTTCCCACCAGCGTTCTGTCCGTTCTTCCCGAATTTCTGTCCCTTCTTCCCGAATTTCTGTCCAGCGTTCTGTCCGTTCTTCCCGAATTTCTGTCCATCATTCTGTCCGTTCTTCCCAGCGTTCTGTCCGTTCTTCCCATCGTTCTGTCCAGCGTTCTGTCCGTTCTTCCCAAATTTCTGTCCATCATTCGCACCGTTCTTCCCATACTTCACAATCCCAGGGGCAGTATAATAATATAAAAATATGGTATACCACACTTATAACTAGGTGTGGTATACTTTATTTTATGGATAAAAGATATGAATGGTATGACGCTCCAAGACTAGAAAATACAAAAGGTAGACTTGAAAAGCGTACAATTGGAAATAATGTTGAGGTTTTAAACCTAGAATATGGTATTAACTTATATAGAAATGCAATACCAAAGGATCAGTGTCTGAGCATAATTGAGAGACTTGAAAAAGGTGCAGAGGGAAAATCCTTTAATCTTTCTTGGAACGGCGCACAGATTAATGATAAAGAAGACTCAGATCATGTAAGAAACTGCCTAGATATTAAATACAAAAGAGAACATCTTGGAAAAGTTCTATCATTTGATCAAGATATGTTCGATATACATAAAGAGGTTGATGACTGTTTAGATAGTTGCTTAAGAGACTATGAATCTTTGTGGCACCTGCATATGGCGTACAAAGAAGCATTTAACTTTGTAAAGTATTTGCCTGGAAAATATTTTAAACTTCATGGAGACCATGGCCCATACTACTCATGCACTATATCTGCTGTTGTTTATTTAAATGATGACTATACTGGCGGAGAAATAGAATTTCCAAGACAACAGTTAAAAATAAAACCACAAGCAGGAGATATAATTCTTTTCCCATCAAACTTTGTATACGAGCATGCTTCTTGTGAAATATTTGAGGGAACAAAGTACTCCGTCGTAATAATGACAGATTACAATGATTTGCACCATAAGATGTAAAAGTTATAAAAAATAAAAAAACGAAAGGGATATAATGGATCAGGTAATTAGCACAGATATTAATGCAGAAAAAAATTATGAAACACCAACATGGTCTTCATTTGAAGACTTAGGAAGCGGAATATTTGTTTATAGGGATGTTCTTCCAAAAGAATTAGAGATAATCAAAAGGATTGAAGAAAATCTTAATGATGATCACCCTATATACAAGTGGACGGAAGCATTTGTTGGATACAATCAAAGTATGCCAAACTATAGAGACTGCGTAGATTTTAAATTTAAGAAAACCGATATTGAGAAAGATAAAAGCCAAACCTCACTAAACTTACAGGCACTTTGGCAAGACTGCTACGACAGACAAAAACCAGCAGTTAACCATTATCAAAAAATGTTTAATCTTGGAGAACTTAGATATTGGGAAGCAATGAACTTTGTTAGATACAATGAGGGTCAACATTTTCAGTATCACCACGACCATGGATTTTCTTACAACTGTACAGTATCACTAGTTGCTTATCCTAATGATGACTATACTGGGGGAGAGTTATCCTTTCAGCACCAGGGGCTTATGATAACTCCAAAGGCTGGAGATTTATACGTTTTCCCTTCAACATATATGTATAGTCACAGAGCAATGCCAGTTCATTCTGGAACAAAGTATTCTGTTGTTACAATGCTAGACTATAGTGCAAAGTTCCACACACCAGAAATGTATAGAGAAACTGGAAACTAACATTGAATATTCATGTTTTTCAAAAAGATACCTCCAAGGTAAATTTTTATCCGATGCCAATGAAAAGGGATTGGATGGATATTACTTTTGAAAAGCATGCATACAGGTGTTTGCCAGTGTCTCTTGCAAATACTCTTGGATGGACTTTTTCCTATCCAGTAGATATATCTTTTATTTGGGATGGAGACCCAGGATCTGAAGACGGTCACGTAAAGGTTTTGTCTGGTCATGAGCATGTTTTTACTAATAGATCTAATGGAACAATTAGTTTTAATAGTGAGATAACTTTTAGAACAGAGGAAAATGTTAGTCTTCTTGTTATGCCAGTTCCAAATCAATTTATTGAAGGAGTTCATGGTTTTACGACAATACTAAGTACTTCCGTTTTGGAACCAGCAATACCTTATGCTTGGAAAATAACTAAGGCTAACGAAGTTATAACAATTCCAGCAAACACTCCTATAGCGTCTATCATTCCAATAAGTTTAAAAGATATTCAGAATACTGAAATTTCTTTACACACAGAAGACTTTGGTCCAGAATACTATGCCAAACTTTCTGAATATGGAAGAGTTTCTGGAGAAATGACAAGGCATGGAACCTGGACAAACTTTTATAGAGATGCCGTAGACCATAAAGGTAATAAGCAGGGAGAGCACGAACTAAAAAGTTTAAAACTAAAAGTAACAGACTATAGAGACGAGAAACAGTGAATACGGAAAATATTAAGTTTTTAGCAAATAAGATATGGTTGTCAAAAGAAAGTAGTTCTAGCCCAAAACCAATAATAAGAACAATTCCAGAATGGTATAGGAAAGCAGATAGGTTTGCAAAATCTCCAATAGACAATTCATTTATTATAGGTCCAGATAACGGCAAAATCCCTACATGGAAAGCATGTCCATCAATTTTTGATATTATGGGGACTGGATATGCTTTAAATACACCATGTGATATTGAGTTTTATATGACAGAGTTTGGTCTTAAGCATAAGGTATTAAATGCAAAATATCAGGATTTTGTACAAGAAAGAACAGAGATGCCACAATTTGAGCACCCACGTGGATATTATAAAAATCATTTTGCATTAACGCCAGACTGGCAAATTAAAACACCACCAGGATATAGTGTTTTATACGCCCAACCATTTAATAGGTTCGAGTTGCCATTTTTACTAACTAGCGGAATAATAGACAATGACAAAGTTCACATGCCTGGGTCTTTTCCATTTTTTATTGTTGAAGGTTTTGAAGGAGTAATCCCAGCAGGAACTACATACGCACAGTTAATTCCGTTTAAAAGAGAGAATTGGACATCTGAAATTGTTGAGCAAGAAGATGGTTCAGAGTTAATGAAGCAGGCAATGGAAAATGCAAACATTTACAGAAAGCCAGATGGCGGAATATATAAAAATGAAATATGGGAACAAAGAAAATATGAATAGAAAAATGGTATAATTTCATTATGAACAATTCTGAGTACTCAAACAATTATGTGTCTGATAGATTTTCAATAACTCCATCTGGATATTTTGGAAAAGATAAAACAAATATACAGTCTAGAGAAAATTTTATTAGTTCAGAAGATCTAGAATTTTTGTCAAATGCTGCAAAAAATATAAATATATGGGATGTAACAGAAACTCATTATGATGATGCTGGTGTTATGATTTATGATTCTTCATATTGGGAAAACAGGGTTGCAACTTCAAGAACTTTAAATCTTAATGATGAAAGAATTAATCCAGTCATTGAAAAACTTCAAGAAAATCTTAAAAAAGAGGTAGATTTATTCTTTGGTGTAGATGCATGGCCAACAAGTCCAGCAATAGTAAGATGGCTTCCTGGTCAATTTCAAAATCCACATGCAGACAAGGAGTTGCATGAAGGAGAAAATGCAGGAAAACCAAACGATTTTCCATATTACGATATAGCAGGATTGTTTTATTTAAACGATGATTACGAAGGTGGAGAGTTGTATTTTCCAAATCAAGAAATACAGTTTAAGCCTAAAGCAGGAGCAGCATATTTTTTCCCAGGGGATCTGAATTATATACACGGAGTAACCCAGATTAAAGAAGGAATAAGATATGTCGTTCCATTTTTCTTTACTATTTTGTCTCATAAGGAGGGCCAATAATGTCAAAAGATATAGTTTCAAATTTAAAAAAAATAGAGGATAAAATTTTTGTTTATAAAAATCCATTTGATGATTTAGAAAAAATAATATCATCACTTGCTGATAGAAAGTGGGATCAATGGTATACTTTTGGAGATATTCACCACATACCTCTTCCTGGGACTGTTGAGTCAGACTCTTTCCCTGATGCTGTTGAGTGGGAATCTTACACAAACAAGATTATTAATAAGGACAAAGATCTAGATATCGTAAATGTTTTTTATAATACTACAAAACACTACATTAAAGAAACTGGCTTGACTTCAGATAACTGGATGCTTGGAAAAATAGATATAGCAAAATATCCTGATGCCAAAGAGATATCTGATCCAAATGCAAAGCCATTTTTTAATGAAATTGGAAAAAACTATACAATGTCTTTTCATACTGACTATCCACAAGAAAGCACAAATTCTCCAGGAGCAAAGCAGATAATAACATGCAATATGTATCTGAATGATAACTATGACGGAGGAGAGATAGAGTTTAAAGTCTTTTCAGAAGACGGCTCTTATAAGAGAATAACTTACAAGCCAGAGGCAGGAGATGTTGTAATATTCCCATCTACTCCGCCCTATTGGCATGGAGTAAGAGAAACAACAAATGGAGAAAAGTATTTTGTTCGATCATTTTGGTACGTAATTGACGGTCCATCAGAAGAGTGGCTTGAAAATGAAAAAAAATATGGCAAAGAGGTTTGGAACGAAATGGAAGAAAAAAGGAAACAGGAAGAAAGAATTAGTGGGTTATATATAAGAAATGGTTGATAAGTCAAACTTTAACTACTTAAAAGATGAAAAAAATAGTAAAGGTGTTTTAGGAATAACTCATAACCGTATTGTAGAGATTCCTAACTTCATTGATAGACAAACAGCAAAAAGTATGATCTCATATATTGAGTCAAAAGGAGAAAATTGGGGAGACATAGCATTTTATGGTTCACTTGGCATGGGCCTGGCTCCAAACGATCCAGGACTTGTTAAGCACGGACTAAGTCTTACATTTTTTGATGACCTTAGAGATAAGTTTAAAGAAGCGGTTGAGTTGGTTTTTGAAAGAAAAGTAAGACCAAACACATCTCATGCTCAAAAATGGGATGTAGGTGGCTATGCTTCCCCCCACTCTGATAACTCTGATTTTGATGGCAATCCCAATGCTTTTGAAATAAATAAATATGTTGGAATTTTATATTTAAATAACGAATATGATGGTGGAGAGTTATTCTTTGTTGAGCCATCAGATAAGCAATCAGAAGGATCTGACATGTCTGGAAAACCAGTTCCAGTATGGAAAGATCCATATCTTTCTTTTAAGCCAAACGCTTACTCTTATTATGTATTTCCAGGGGGAGTAGAAAATATTCATGGAGTGACAGAGATACTGTCTGGAACAAGATATACAATGGTTTCTTTTTGGGATTACGAAGAGATAGAGTATACTCAAGAAACTATCGATAAATGGAAAGAAGAAGAAAAAGAAATCAGAAGGTTACAGTCTATTCAAAAAGAAGAGTGGACAAAAGGAAATAAATACGCATAGCGTATAACACTAAATAGCAACAAGAGGTATAGAGTTTTCCTTTTTTAAAAACTCTGCTATACTTAACACTATTCCGTTTTAGAAAGGACGAAACACATGTCAGATTTTTTTAGTTTTAAACTTCCAGAGGATT